CTTTACGACTTCAATCTTCTCTAGCAGAGGATGTGTCCAACCGTGACTGACGACATAGGTGTTTAGGTTTTCTTCGCCGAGTAATACTTCGACAAGTTTTTCTCTACCTGTTTCATCAAGTACGTTAATCACTTCATCTAAAAAGAGAATATTGATTCGTGATTTTGAAATACTACTCATTAGCTTACGAATTGCTATAAGAGTAGCGGTGTTTACTCTTGCCAACTCTCCAGAAGAAAGAGCAAGTATATCAACAATGTTTCCATTGTCTGTAATTTGCACGTTTAGCTTGTCATTACTTACAACAAACTCAAGAGTAAAACGCCCGTCTGAAAGCTCCCCAAGATAGGTGTTTACTAATTCTTCTAGTTCTTTTACTAGATTTTCTATTTTATAAGCGATTAAGCCGTTTGTGCTAAATGCTTTTTTCAATACTTCCAAATTAGAATACACACTTTCTACTTTATTTAACGACTCCTGTGCTTCTTCTAATTGTTCCAGAAAACTATCTGTCTGTTCCTGAATTACTTGGATTCGGGTGTTTTGCTTTGTTCTTCTTTCGTTTTCCGCCGTTGCATCCGCCACAGACTTTTTAATCGAAACCAAGTCAGCTCGTACTCCTGCCAACCGCTCTTCAAGCTCTCCTTTATCCAAGAGGGCCACTGGCAGATCTCGATCAATGCTTCGATAAAGGTCTTCCCACTCTCTTTGCATTTTGTTTTTATATTCGAAACGTTCATTGTTTCGTTTAATTTCTTGAATTCTTGTTGTAATTTCACGCATTTTCTCCTCTGCGAAAGAAATCTTTGTAGCTTCCTCCGTAATTAGACTTTGCTTGAATGTCTCTTGAACATTTTGCTCACAAGTCGGACACTTACCTTTTAAATCTTCCAGTTTTTTCATTAGCCTCTTTGACCCCGCTACGACCCCGGTAAGATTGCCAAGCTCTGATTGTAGCGTATCATAAGACTCTTTTGCATTTATATCAATATTCTGTATTTCTTGAATATTTATTTGCTTGAGCAAAGAGATGCACTGATTATTTTGTGAGATTTTTTTATTTTTTTCCGAAATATTTTCAATTTCTTTCGTTAGTGAACGGAATTGCTTCTCAAGTTCTTCCGTATCATTTTCAATTTCTAGCATAGGCAGTACGATAGTATCTCTCAATTTATTATCGGACAACCATTTTTCCACAGTTGCTATTTTTGATTTAACTGCGGAAATTTCCAATGATAGATCTTTAGAAGCATTTTTAAATACTTCAAACAGCTCTACATACTCTTCAAGATGCAACAAGTCAATAAGAAACTTCTTTCTTGTTGTATCTGTTGCTGTAAGAAACTGTAGACTCGCATTTGTATTTTGATATACAAGCTGCGAGAAAGTTTTAAAATCTATACCAATTACTTCTTGTATTGTTTTAAATGTGTTTGTAGCTGTATGGCTCGAAATATCTTCGCCATTCTTTAAAAATGCTACTTTAATATTTGCTTTTCTATCAATTGAGACCACATATGCATCTTCGTCTTTTGTAAACTCGAGATGAATATTATAGCCATTATTTACATAACGATTTGGTATATCTGCTTTTTTGATACCCTTTGAGTTTTTGTTAAAAAGGGCTTCTTCAATAATTAACGGTATAGACGACTTGCCCATACCGTTTGTTCCAATTATTTGAGTTACTATATTTTCTTCTAAGTCGAGGCTATTATTCGACCCGTAACTAAAGCAGTTATTCCATTGTAGTTTTTTGAGCGTAATCATTAAAAGTGCCTACTATATTTTGAATTTTATCATCTTCTAATTCCAAGATGTATGCTAGATACTCTACTAACTCTTCTTGGATGCTCATATCTTTATTCATTACCAGAGCTGCTTCACTACTACGTTTTACAACTTTTTTATCTAGTAAATCACTATTTTTTACATTTGCTAAATCTTGTATATCACCTTCTAGCTCGTAAATAGTATGATGATATTCAGTAGGAATCATTTCATTTGGATCGGCTACTGTTTTTCGTATTAGTTGTGGAAGGTCAAAAGGCTCCCACATCCACTTCCAAGTGTTTGGGTTTATTAATATGTATCCAGTCTGTACTTCTGTTCTATGAAAAGAAGTGGTCATTGGAGACCCCGGATATACTATATTTCTTTGGCTATTACTATGGGCGTGTAAATCGCCCGCAAATACGATTGGAAAATCTTCAAACCTGTCTAAGTCCACCTCTGGCTTGACATGGGGAGGTATTTCTCCTCGTACATGAGTAAATAACGGTTTGTCTTGTATAAACTTTTCGATGCTTTCCGGTCGGTGTAAATCCGCATACGGAAGCACATTAAACCCAAAATCTGAATCATAATAAGAAATATCTACGATCTGTACTAAGGGATTAATATCTCTACTTACCTGTTTTAATTGTGTAAAGAAAGTCTTATTCTTTTTTGTTGCTTCGTGATTGCCGTCATAGATAAGAGTGGGAATCTGTACTTCCCGAATAAACGAAAAGTACAGTTCCAGTTCTTCCATGTTAGGCAGACGATCAAAAAGGTCTCCACCTATGATGTGCATGTTGCACTCTTTTTCGAGAGAATGAATCTGCTCAAAAAATAATTCATAGCGGCGAAGTGCCCACTCGCGTGGAACATTTTTTTGACCTAGCTTTAAATGCCAGTCTGCCGTAAAGAGTATCATGAAATGGCAAACTCCGCATCAAGTGCTTCTTCATCAATTTCATTTGTTTCTACCTGACGTACTCTGTCAAGCAACTCTTTTTGAGCATCAGGGGTTGGACGAGGCATAACATCATCCATAGACTTCAGACCTTCTACAAGGGCCAGTTCGTCATCATCAAGAGCACGAGGCTTGCACTTCAGCACTTGAAGTTGATACTCTACATTGTAGGGCAGTGGGCCAGTCTTAACTCGCTTGAACTTAACGTCCCAGCCAGTTTCGACATCTGTAGGATCGCCCAAATCTTCGGCAGCAGTGAGAATTTGCTCCCACAACTTCTTCTTTAGATTGACAATCTTGACTTCGCCATTGTGAATGCACTGCATTACATAGCTCCAGCCACACTTCAGATCGGGATAGTATTCACGAACCCAATCTTTTTCTTTGTTATTAAACCGCTCTTCATTACGATCAAAAGACAGACACTCCAAAGGAATGTTCTTGTCGTTCTCACCAGTAACCCAATACACGTATCGAGCAAGAATATCGCCAACGAGACGAATAGAGTTATCCCCGTCCTGGTAGCTATAAGTAGTAATGTTGGATTTTTGAGCAGCGCCCTTTGATTTGTTAAAGCTTAATGCCATTCTGTTTTCTCCTGTGGGACTTCTTCATACAGAAAATGTAACTTGTCATCTTCCATATAAAGTAGTCTGTCGTCGTTTTCTAAGTGTTGAAAGGGATCCATTGGCATTTCCAAAAGATCTAGTGTAATATCGCCAGAGGCGAAGTATTCTCCGAGAGACCTCATACTTGCAAAAGCTAAGTATATTGCAATATCTCGGCGAGAATGTCTAAACGCATTGTATAAAAGAACATCGGGGTGTACCAAAAAAGAATCTCCCGCAAAGTTTGTTTCATAAAACTTATAAATGGGATCGTACTTATTTCGAGGTATACTTTGCTTAACCAGCATCTCAAATATCATAAAAATACCTGATGGCTCGCCATTTGCAACAGTGAATATCTTTTTCCAGTCGTATAGAAGCATATATTATACTAAAAAATAACTTGGGTGTCAAGAACTATTTTTCTATCCTATTTGTTCAATTTTCCAGCCCTGTTTCATGTAGTAGCCCATTCTGTTAGAAGCCTGCGTTCTGGCAGTATTTCCTTTTAAATGTATGTCTACAATCACAGGGGTTTGTTTTCCTTCTTGCTCTCGGATAACTCTTCCGATAAGCTGGGTGAGGAGTGGTTCGTTGTTAATGGGCGTACCGAGTATAAGGACAGAAAGGGAATTAACTGATATACCTTCGCTAAATATTGCTTGAGTCCCAAATAAAATGTTTTTACTTCCATAGTTAATCTCATTGAGAAGCGTTTCTCTTTGCTCATGCGGAACTTCGCCCGTAACACAAATTGCATTATCTCCAACCAGTTCGGCGCAGCTTCGTAAAAAATGCAC